TGAAGTTAATAAGGAGAAAGAATCTCCTAAGAGTTCTGATATCTTAGATCGCCTTTGGGATCAAGCTGTAAATAAAGATTACAATGACGATACCCTTCAAGAGTTAAGTAAGATGTCTGCACGAGATATCGCACAGATGCATCTCAATTATCGTGCAGAAAATCAAGCTCAACAACAGGAAGTTATAACTGAGGAACAAGCCTCACAGTTAAAAGATATAGCTGGAGGTGATGATGGTTATACCTCCATGATGGGTTGGGCAAAGGATACTCTTCAGAAGAGTGAGATTGATATGTATGATGCAGTGATGGAGAAAGGTGATCCTCTCGCCTGTTTCTTCGCTGTTCAAGCTTTGAAGTACAGGTATGACGATGCGTCCGGGAGAGATCGACAAATGTTAACATGTAAAGCACCATCTAATAGAGGGGATCAGTTCAAAAGTAACGCTCAGTTAGTAGAAGCTATGAGTGATCCTAAGTACGACAACGATCCTGCATACCGCAGGGAAGTTATGGAAAAACTAGAACGTTCAAACATCGAATCTTAACAAATGATTCCACTCTTAACAGCTACAATTCTTACAGCATCCTGGTACGGACCAGGTTTTCATGGAAACTTAACAGCCAATGGAACACGCTATAACCAACACGCATCAACAGCAGCACACAAAACCCTCCCATTCGGAACAGACCTCAAGGTTTGCTACGAGACGTGCGAGGTTGTCACTATTACGGACCGTGGACCTTTCATTGAAGGTCGGGATCTTGATTTGTCTTATGGTACTGCTCAGCGAATTGGCATGGCCTCCGCCGGCGTTGCTGACGTAAAGGTAACACGATTAAACTAAATGGAAAACTTAAGAGCATTAGGTATAGGCCTGATGCTAGCTGGCTTCTTGTCAGTTTTAATAGGCATCATGCAAACGCTGCAGATGACAGCTATGACTGATGGCTTTGCCTATGATATTTTATGGTAAAAGATTATGCCTAAAGGTAAAGGAACTTACGGAACAAAGAAGGGGAGACCCCCTAAAAAGTGAAACGCTTCACAGAGCCCTGGATAATTGCAATCATGCTGCTACTTGTGGCTGCATTTATCGAGGGCGTTCACGTCACTAAACATGACTACTACGATAGCATCCGTTCATCGGAGCTTTGCTCTGACGCATGACGTGTAATCAGGGAACGGGGATTACATCATAGGAGAAACACTATGACTGTCACTTACTGCTATCGTGGCATCAAGTACACGAAAACAAAGTAGCGAACAACAATACAAACAAACTAAAATGAAATCTTTTATTGCACTTGCCACACTGTCCACTCTCTCTGCGACACCTGCAATGGCTGGCCCATATGTCAACACGGAAATCAACAGTGGATGGAATGGATCAGACTACGGTGGATCACAAACTGATCTCCACATTGGTTACGAAGGGAATGTAGACCGTCTCGGATACTATCTTCAAGCAGGCCCTGCCATCGTCTCTCCAGATGGAGGGGATGCCAATACCGAATTTTCTGGTAAAGCCGGAGGTTCCTTTCAAGCAACTGAGGCTGTGTCCGTTTATGGAGAAATCAGTTTTCTTACAACTGACGTTGACAACAACAACTACGGAACCAAAGCTGGACTTAAGTGGTCCTTCTAGATGGACCTTCTGTACATGATATGCTTAGCCCTATTGTTAGGGTTTGGTATGGAGATGACTTGGTCTACTAAAAGAAAGTAACCAGGAGGAGAGGCACCTCAGAGTCGGACCTCTCCTTCATTGGCATTAGCCCTTACGAGGATACCTTTTGCCGTCTAGACGGTGGGATAGACCACAAACAAATTGATCAAAAATTTCACGTGAGAAAGTAAACAATACATTATTTAATTAACAATGGCTAACGCTTTAACTACCGCAATCGGTAGGATTAATAGTACTGGCACAACTCCTCTAGCTCTGACAACTGATCAGGCTGGTTATGACGCCAAGTACGGAACCTATCTCAAGCTCTTTTCAGGTGAGATGTTTAAAGGGTTCCAGACTAACACAATCGCTCGTGATCTAGTCACGAAGCGTACGTTGAAGAACGGCAAATCTTTGCAGTTCATCTATACGGGCCGCATGGAAGCAGCTTATCATACTCCTGGAACTCCAATTTTAGGTACTGAGAACGCACTGCCAGTAGCTGAGAAGATGATCCAAATGGATGATCTTTTGATTTCCAGCGCGTTTGTATACGAACTCGATGAGACTCTCGCTCACTACGAACTACGCGGAGAGATCGCCAAGAAGATTGGCTTCGCTCTTGCAGAAAAGTATGACCGTTTGATCTTCCGTGCTCTCACTCGTGGTGCTCGCGCTGCTCACCCTGTATCAGCTACAGGTAAGGTTGAGCCAGGCGGAACACAGATTCAAGTTGGTGGTGGTACTGATGCTGATGATGCATTAGTTGGAACTGAACTGGTAGATGCATTCTATAATGCAGCTGCTGCTCTTGATGAGAAAGGAGTAAGTGCCCAAGGACGTGTTGGTGTAATTTCACCAAGACAATACTACCAGCTTATCAATGATGTAAGTTCTGGTGTAATCGCTAACGGACTAGTTAACCGTGACGTACAAGGTTCAGCCTTACAATCGGGTACCGGCGTGGTAGAAATCGCCGGGATCAAACTGTACAAGTCGATGAACATTCCGTTCTTCAGCCGGTATGGTACTAAGTATGCACCTGGTTCAGGTACTCCATCTGCTTCAACAGACCTAGCTACTGTAGATCCAGGTAACACTGGTTCACACGTATCTGCCGCTACTGAAGATGCTGATATTGCCGAAGGTGGTATCAACAATAACTACGGTGAAGCAACAGACTTCGCTAACTCCTGTGGACTTATCTTCCAAAGTGAAGGTGCAGGTGTTGTAGAAGCAATCGGACCTCAAGTACAAGTTACCAATGGTGACGTTTCGATTATGTATCAAGGTGATATTATCCTTGGCCGTTTGGCTATGGGAGCTGATTATCTGAACCCTGCTGCATGTGTTGAACTGTTCGCTGGAACAACTACTAAGCCCGCTGCTTTCTAGTTTTATTTTATACACGGGGAGCTTCGGCTCCCTTTTTTTTTATTTATACATTATGCCTTTTCCTACCACTAACGCTACAGAAGAATTACCAGCAGTTAACCAAATCCTGGCGTCAGTTGGTCAGGCACCTGTCACCACCCTCGATCAAACCAACCCGGACGTTGCGATTGCTTATGATACCTTACTAACAGTATCCCGAGAAGTACAGAGTGAAGGCTGGAGCTTTAATACAGAACTTGGTTACGATAAAGATACAACAGATAATAAAAAAGAATATGTTATACCACCTAACATGCTACAAGTAGACTTATCACCTGATGTCAGCTATGGTAAAAGTGTAGTCAGACGTTCAGGTAAGTTATACGATAGATATAACCATACTTATGAAATCACAGACGGTCCCAATGAAAAACTAACATTAGATATTGTTTGGAAATTTGACTGGGTTGATTTACCTGCACCTATTCAAGATTATATTGTAGCTAGAACAGCTACCATTGTATCTAGTAGAATTGTAGGTGATGGTAATCAATTCCAAATGTTACAACAGAAGGAAGCTTATGGTAGAGCTATGGCTTTAGAGTATGAAACTAATCAAGCTGAGTATACATTCTTCGGACACCCACGAGGTCAGAACTACTACAACAGCTATCAACCTTATAAGGCACTTTATAGATAATGGCAGCAGTTACTCAAATGATACCCAGCTACTTAGGTGGAGTATCAAAACAAACAGACAAAAAGAAATTACCTGGTCAGGTACGAGAGTGTCTCAATGCCTACCCTGATCCTACATTTGGATTAAGGAAAAGACCAGGTTTTAAATACATTAAGAATATCCATACATCAGCAGATCCAGCATCACCAGACTTTGCTAATGCTAAATGGTTCTTCATTAAACGAGATGATGGAGAAACTTATATAGGTTGTATACTTAATACTGGAACGGAGCGTATTAAAATATGGAATGCTAATGGTACAGCTTGTCACGTAACTTATCCTGATGGTGTTGATTATTTAGATACAACAAGTGATTACTATGATATCTTAACAGTACAAGATAACTCAGTGATTACAAATAAGACGAAGGTTGTAGCTCAACTCACACCAGAAGACTACATTTTAGGATCTAAAGGTACCATCAGGTTATTCCAAGTAAAGTATGCTTGTACTTACTCTTCAACAATAACAGTAGACGGTACAGCACACGACGTATCACATACAACCATCGATCAGGAAGCTGTACCTCCAGCTGGTCCAGGTGGTTCCATGGTGAACACTGCTGCTAATATTTTAACTGAACTAGAGACAGCTTTCAATGCTTTAACTCTACCAGGTGATTTAACAATTACAAAATTAGAATCAACATTAGAGTTGGATCTTGTGACACCTGTAGTAACTGAAGACCCTACTAATGATGGAGGAAGTGGTGGTACTGATGGTACATATGAGAACCTACCGACGACTACTACTAAATCTAAAATTGTAACACTAGGACCACCTAGTGCTGCAGATCCAGCAAGGGTTCAAGATACATATACTATAGGAGTTGATGACTACACTACTTCAGGTACTGGCTCTGATGCTACATTTTCAGTAGATATTGACGCTGTAGGAGCTGCTACAATTACACTTGTAGATGCAGGTAAGAGCTTCGCATTGAATGAAGATATTACAATCTCTGGTAATTTTGGAGGAGGTGCTGATCTAACTTTCCAAGTTACAGCTATTGGTGCTGGAGCTGGTCTCACAGTAGATGTTGTTATAGAAGGTAATGTAGCTACAAAAGTTACTGCCAACACAGGTGCAGGAGGTTACTTTAAAGATGATGAGATAACTGTTACAGCTTTCACAGGAAGTACAGCAACTGACATTACAACAACAGTAGCTAAATTCGATAGTAAACCATTTGAACTTACATCTAGTGACGGTTTAGGTAACGTAGCTATACGTAGCTTTACTAAACAAGTTAATGTTGTATCTGATTTACCAGCTGACAGTGTCCATGATAGGATAGTAAAGATAGTTAATTCTAGAGATGGTCAAGCAAAGGATACTTATTGGAGTAAATTTGTAGCAGAGAATGAGGTATCTGGTGTTGGTTATTGGACTGAAGCTTTAGATCCAACTGTTTCAAAAGGTATGGATCCTTCAACACTACCACACCAACTCTTCAATGAAACACCTAATAACTTTGAATTTAAAAGAGCTGGATGGGTTGAAAGAAAGGTAGGTGATGAGGTGACCAATTCAGATCCTACTTTTGTTGGTCAAAAAATACAGCAAACATTCTTACATAATAACAGGTTAGGTATATTATCTGAGGATAATGTTTGTATGAGTAAGACAAATAAATTCTATGATTTCTACTATGCAAGTGCATTAACTCAGGTAGATTCAGATCCTATCGACATCAACTGTTCAAGTATTAGACCTGCTGTATTACATGCAGTAATACCAACTGCACAAGGTTTAATATTATTTAGTAAGAATCAGCAGTTTATAATGTTCTCTGATGCAGAGATACTGACACCAACATCAACAGTGATACGTGGTATATCTAACTATGAGATAGATGGAAATATAGACCCGGTTGATGTAGGTACAAGTATTAATTTTGTCAGCAAGACTCCTAGCTACACACGTGTATTTACTATGCAGACTAGAGGATCTGAAGAGAGTCCTTTAGTAAATGATATGAGTAGAGTAGTATCAGAGTGGATACCGGACAGTGTTACAAGTATGTTAGCAAGTCCACAGAACTTCCTCATTGCTCTATACGGCCCGTTAGATAGTAATATGTATCTACATAGAACTTATGTTGTAGGTGAGGAGATTCAACTTCAATCATGGTTTAAGTGGGAATTCCCTGGCAACATACAACATGCTGCTGTGGACTCAGATACTATGTGGACAGTCGTCGAACATGATGGTCACTATGTGATGGCTAGTGCTAGTCTAACTCAAACACCAGAGGAAAAGATTATCATCACAGCTGATGGACAGCAAGTGAATCCACACATGGATTTATACAGTGCTCTGGGTAACGTGACTTATGACTCTGTTAATGATTTAACTAAATGCTACCTACCAACAGGTTATAAAGATAACGCAGCTTTAACACCAGTATTAGTTATCGCAGGTAATGGTACTACTAACTTTGAAGGAGTAACTGAATCTGGATTTACAATTACACCAAATAGACCTACTGGTCAGACGCATACAACTTCGTCACCATACTTTGAAGTACCTAATAAAGACTTAACTAACCTAGCTACATTATATACAATAGGTAATGTAAGTGCAGCAGACAGCGCTAGAGCTGTAGGTACCGGCCCTTATGTTATAGGAGTTGACGACTACACAACAAATGGTACAGGAAGTGGAGCTACTTTCAGTGTATCTATAGATGCAACTGGAGGAGCTACTATCACTTTAACTGCTGTAGGCCAAGGTTACTCTGTAGGTGAAATATTTACAATTACAAACGATAAACTAGGAGGTACTGTTGGAGACGGTGTAGCTGATCTAACATTTGAAGCTACCTCAATCGATACTGATATTATTATAGGTTATAAGTATAACTATGATATCGAGCTACCGACTACATACTTTAAACTAAATCCTCAAGGTACTGTAAAGGACTATACTGCAGCATTAACTATTGCACGCATGAAGTTTGCTGTCGGCCTTTCTAGTGTCGTTAGTTTTAAATTAAAGAGTAAAGGATATAGAGGAGAACTAGCAGAGTTTACAGGAGATGGCTCAGAAACAGACTTCAGTGTACCATTCCCTCTTAAAGAGGAGAACGGTATAGTAGTTAAACTAGACGGCGCGAAGCAAGCTTCAACTACTTATAGTGTTACTACTACAGATGCACAAGCTACAGTTAAATTTAACAATCCTCCAGCCGCAGCTTCTACAGTAGCTAATGTTACGACACCAGCTCAGAAGATTGAGATTACAACAGACACCTGGTATGACGTACAACCAGTACAGGAAGCAGGTCAATACTTAGCAGATGATGTACCTCTTATTGAAGAGGAAGTATTCACATTACCTATACATCAGAAAACAGATAACTTTAATTTGAGAGTTTTCAGTAACTCACCATTCCCAGTATCATTATCTTCAATGATGTGGGAAGGTAATTATTCACCACGATTCTACAGAAGAACTTAAATGTCCACACCAGAGCAACGAAAGGAAGACCGAACTAAAGCTAAGTTTATAATTAACACAGCTTGTTCTAAAAATCAAGCAGCAAAAGATTACTTATGGGATGTATGTGAAGTATGGCGTCGGTTAGACGACATCTACGATGGAGACCATAAAGTAACACGAGAACAGTTGCTGGATGTATTTGAAATATTATGGATTCGATTACCTACTAACCCATTCTTTGTTAGGCACCAGGACATTCTAACATCTCAACATATAAGTATGTGGAATGCTTGGGTAGCTTCTAATCTATGGGCGAATGGAGATGAAACAGAGAGGATATATTCACATGTATGGCGTTATACTATACATGAATTGGTTCCACTAGTTGCTCTATTAACACAAGGTCATACACAAATGGCAGTAGTATCAGGTCAAGTGAGACAAATGTACAAAACTAAATTAGGAGAAGAATAGTATGGGTTGGTTAGGAGGAGGAGGTAAAAGTCCTGAAGAGAAAGCGAAAGAAGAACAAGAAGAGATGTTGGAGGAACAGCATGAATATAATATGGATAATTACGACTATAATAATTTAACTATAGATCGTAATTATGAGCATCAGTTACTGCTAAATGAGCTTCAACGGCATCATATAGAACAAACTGCACTCTACACAGAACAGTCCCAAGCTCAGCAATGGGACTATCAAATGGATATACGGGAGACTAAATATAACTCCCAAGTAGCTGCCTACAATAAATCCGAAGCACTCTACGGAGCACAGATCGGATTAAATCAAAGAGCAGCTGGCTTAGCATATGCGAATGCACGTAATGTAAATAGAGAACGTCAAGAACAATTAGCATTTAGTGCAGCTAAATCTAACATATCTTTTCAAAAGAACACTAAAGACTTAAAGTATGGTCGTCAAAGTCGTATCCTAGAAATGGATAGAGCCCGTATAATGACGGGTTTACAGAAAGAAGAAGCTACTTTAAAGAACCAAGCAAACAGAGCTAAGGCTGCTTTCGATAGTCAAGAGGCTATGGTAGAGGCTTTACAAGCTAAAGGTAAAGCAGCCGCTAGAGGTACTGCTGGAAGATCAGCAGCGAAAACTTACCAATCAATTGTAGCTGCAGCTGGGAGAAATGCAGCTGCTGTAACTGATAGCGTTACTAGAGCTGACTCCGCTTATAACTTATCTATGTATGGTATGGATGTAGACCTACAATTTAAAGAAGGTCAATTCCTTATATCTGAGAATAAATTTCACAGTGATATAGATGCTTTAAATAAAAGTTATGATCTACAAAAGGAAGAGGAAGCAGCATCTAAACTGAGCATCATGCGTGCTTATGATCATACATTGAAGAAGGTAGAGCATGATCAATTCGCAGCTAATATAGCAGCAGATGCTAAGAGGATGACAAAACCAACCTTAATGCCTGCACCTCCTAAACCACTATCAATACCTAGAGCAGTAATCCTAGATCCAATGGTTCCAATCTACGGACCAGAACCAATCGAAGGTGTCGCTTACTCAGGTGGAGCTAGCGGTGGTGGCGGTAACGCAGTCACTGGTGCTATCGGTGGAGCTATGCAAGGAGCCGCTTTAGGTATGACCTTCGGACCAATTGGTGCTGGGGTTGGTGCTGTATTAGGTGGATTAGGTGGTGCTATGGGCATTATGTAAACTTTAACTTCTACGGAAGAGTAAATGGCAAATTTTTATGCAAGAGATAGAGGTTACAGTGATTATCACTTAGAACTTCCTATCGAAAAGATGGCTCAAAAGGAGCTGAAGAAAGGTCAAGATAAAATAGATTCTATAAAATCCATAGCTGCATTGGTTAAGAATCAATCAGCAGGACACATCAAAGCGCTTAATAATAAATATTCAGCAACGCGACAGAATCTAAAAGAGAATCATGCCCTAACACAAGCTAACTATAAGCTGATTTTTGAACAGGAACAGCGTAACGCTCAAAGAGAATTCGAGAACCTACAACGAAGCAGGGGAAACCCTGGACCTAAACAAGTACAAGGTTTAGGTTCTTTATTGGAGATGGCACCCGCCTTAATGGAAATGGTGGGTAGCTATGTTGAACAAGAGAAGATCCATAGGAATAAAACTACAACCAATCTGATACTTGATAGAAATATATCAGGAGCAACAGCTGGTAAGTGGGCTGAGAATAGAGAACTGATAGCTTCTAACTCACTCGAAGCTAAGATATTTGCTGAACACGAATCTGCTAAGCTTGGAGTACCAGTATCTACAGAAGAGATGCTGGCAATCATCGATTTATACGGTGAAAGGGATATGGCAGCTATGACTGCCTTTGCCAATAACTCAGTACGTAACTACCCGCTCTTCTTGGAAGACCCGCAGAACCAATCAATTGAGATTGTGTTAGACGGCGGTGTTACGACAACTTGGGGAGAAGCGAGAAGAGGTCAAGACCCTGCTGTATTTGCTTCGGCCCAAGCTCAGATGCGAGGCCATTTCTTGGAAAAGCATCAGATCAGTATTACTGATCAGGTACCTGGAATACTTGGAGATATAGGTCAAGGTATAAGGCAAGTAGAAGCCCAAGAATTAGGCAGGTTTCATAATCAATTAAACCAATACAATGATGATAAACTAGAAACTCATAATGCCACTAGGTGGCAGAATGCATTTGATGGTGGAGCGTCAGGTATAGAGTCACATTTGAATACACTTTCTTATGAGTATATAGATACTGTTACTAATAAACCAGATCGTAACCGTGCCTTCAATGAACTAACTACTTGGATTGAAAAAGGTTTAAAGGAAGGTACAATTAGCTCACGAAATGTACAGGATGCTATCGATGCTAATGGAGGTAGAGGTGGTCAATGGAGGACCAAGAAACTTGACACATTACTAGAACAAGCTCGTATACAGGAGTATAACTCTGAAAACTTTGAACTCAAAGTACAAGATGCAAGGCAAAGAAGGGGTCGTGAAGCAGCTATAGAACACTTCTATTCTCCAGAAGGTTTCGGCGGTAAACTACCAATCTCTCAAGCGCAGTACTTCCAAATGCTACTTGACGGTGGTCTGACAAGAGAATCAGCATCACAGGTAATAACAGCAACAGGTACGAGTGGTGGCCTTAAAGCACAGATGCCTGAAGAGAAGCACAAAGCTTGGTACGAAGCTGGAGAGCAAGGTGTGTTGAAAGCTATTAAATCTAAAGTAGTAAATAATCCTGCAAATAAAATTGTACTTAAAGATAAGGAAAGTGTATCAAATTTAACAGGCTACGACCTGTTGGAGCAGAACCTTAAAATTAAGTATAGTCAGTACTTCTCTCAATTACTGAGAGAACGTGGTGCTGGAGACCAGGAACATATGACTTCTCTTACACAGGAAGCAAAAGACCTAACTTTGAAATGGTTAGATGATAATCCAGATTATACTACGTTAAGTAGTTCTACTAGAATAGATGAGAATACTGGTGAAGAGATTCAGATACCTAATTCAGAAAGAGGCTTCATAGAATTCACAGGACCATCTAAAGAAGCACCAACGCTATCACTGACTTTGGAGAAACTAAACAATCACCCAGGAGTCAGTCCTAGAAATGTAATATTAGGGATTGAACAAGGTAACTATGAACCTGTAGTAGATGCTAGAGAGATCGGTAGTTACCTACAAGGTGGTAGTTGGAATGTCTTAGCTTTCGAGAACAGTAGTCTAGGTAGAGCGTTATCCGTACAAACAGGTTTACCTGCAAGTCTTATACTTGCTATACATGCTGAGAAACAAGGTTTCAAACCATTAGCTGATGAGGAATATATAGATTTAGAAGAGTTTGATAGTCTACCCGAGGGAATTAAAAAAGTGATGAATTGTAACAGCAGTGACAGCGGAGACGTATGTAGAGCTGCAATGCAACCAGAGTTAAGGAGGCCACCTTCCTATGCACGTGGTATTGGAGGTCCAAGTTTCAACCCTGGATTCCAACAAGTGAGTTGGGAACAAAATCCTATAGATACAGCTAACTTGCAATCCACTACTGAAAGTGGTCAACCTAGAAGGATTAGTATACAGCAACGTGCTGAACTGCTAGCAGCAGTTGGATTTCCACAAGAAATCATACCAGTAATGATAGCAATTAGTGCTGGTGAATCTGGTGGAGATGCTGGAGCACACAATCCTAACAGAAATACTGGAGACAATTCATACGGATTATGGCAAATCAACATGATAGATACACTAGGCCCAAGTAGGAGGAAAAATTTAGGATTGACTGATAACAGACAACTATTCGACCCACTAACAAATGCTAGAGCAGCTAAAGCTATTTATGATAGCCAAGGTTTGAACGCTTGGACGGTCTATAGTAAAGGAACGTATAAGAAGTATCTACCTGAAGTACAGACAACATTACAAAGGTGGTACTGATGACATCTTCATATTTAGATCAACTAACTGAAGAAGCAAATGAAGAGCTAGCGTATCATGATCAAGTAGCTGAAGGCTACAGACAGGAGCAGGCAGCAATTGAAGCTGCCTCTCAGCTCACACCTTCAGCTGCTGGTAAAGCTGGCCCTGACTTCACACCAGGTGCTTCAGAACAAGCACAAGCTCAACTCGATGCCTATGAACAGGATAATAAGAGTTGGTTAAGTGGGATGATTGATAAGCAGCAGGAAGCAACAAATGCGAAGATAGCTGTTTTACAAGGTGTAGGTGATACCGCCTTTGGCCTTGCTAGAAATATTGGATCAGTGATTGGTTCTACCCAATCAGGTTGGGATGAATTAGCTGGAGATGATGTTGAAAGTGCTAACTATATCAAACGCGCAACATCAGCAGCAGATAAATTCTGGCATAAACATAACCCACAATCTGACAATGGAGCACACCATGCTATACGTCAAGTATCAGGTGTTGTCCTACCTTCACTACTAGCACCACAAGCAACTGTAGGTAGAATAGCTGCTACACCGTGGGCTACTGCTCTACCAGGAGCAGTGAGGACTACAGGTGCAATTGCAGCACGACTAGGTATTGATACAACTATTGTAGCAGCATCATCAACTGCTGAAGATGAGAACGCAGCTAAGGCATTGAATGATGCATTTGGTTGGAACTTACCTTGGGCTACAAGAGAAGGTGCTGGACCTGATGAGAGACGTAAATACCAGCTATATGAGAACATGGGATTTGCCGTAGCAGGTGAACTCCTTACAGGTATCTTTGCTTTAAAATCTTATTATAAAGGTAGGCCTAAGGAGAATCCATTTGCTGCATCGTGGATACATGAATACGATGTACAAAGATGGAAAGCAGCTAAGCAACCTGTAGCACCAGGTACACGAGTTGAGTGGGATCCTGGTTTAGTGGTAACACCTCAAACAGATGAAGCAGCTGCAGCACTGACAAGGAATGCTGATGAGATTGCAATGCAGGCTAGAAGCCCTGCAATTAAAGCTATAGATGATCAGATTGATGAACTAGGTTTACTTGATGAACTAGGTGAAGCTGATGAAATGAGGTTAGCTGAACTAATTGAACTACGTAAACGAACAGAAGTAGATGAACTACCATTTGATCCAGTAACTAAACACATTGATGAAGCTGCTCAAGTACGTAATAATTCACTAGCTGATGAAGCTGCTGAACGTGCACAAACTAATCAAGGTGAATATGATCCAATCCTACATGACCCTGCAGAAGCACAAGCACGAGGAGTCGCTAACAGTGGTGCCGCAGATCCTCTAGGAGCAGTCTATGATCACCATAGGATACAACATAACCTGAACACTACTAACGGACGTGCTAGGGCTGTTATGTCTACCAAGGGTATGCGTAAGTTCTTCAATGCTGCAGATGGTACAGAAAGAGGAGAGATCCTAGATGAGATTGTTGCTGCTGTAACTCCTGGTAAGGATATGGAAGCAATGATTGAAGGTACTTGGAAAGTAGTTCCTGAAGAATTCCAAGCTGCTGTAGATCAAGTTGCTAGAGATATACATAACTTAGAACCTAAGCAATTTGCTGAGACTGTTAACAATTTAAAGAGGAAGGTATTGAAAGGGGCTGAGTTCCTTGATACTGATGACTTCCTTATATATGAAGCAGCTGTAAAACAAGTACTGAAGGATTTAGATCCAGACCGCATTAGAGCCTCTGCATTAGCAGTACGACAAGCTGCTGACACAGTAGCTAGTAATGCTAAAGCAGCACGTATGCTAGATGGAGTACTGGAGACATCAAGACAAGAAGGTACATTGTTCGAGAACCTCGGTCTTGTAGCAAAGGAAACACGTGCAGTCCGATATTTATGGGGCTATACTGGTAACCTATTGGACATGGCTAAGAGTAAGAACTTCAACGTAAAACAGCTTAGAGAGTTCCAAGAGGGATTCGCTAAGAATTTAGCTGATGCTAAAACTTCTGCTACTACATTTGTAGAAGAAATGGAACGTATTGCTTTAGTTGAACCTGACTACCTAAAAGCATTCATTAAAGCATATGACCTAACAGAAGGTAATGTAGATGATCTACTTAAACTACATAGGTGGGCAGAACAGAATGTAAGTCTATCTAAATTGATTTGGGATAATGACCCAGCAGTTAAGAGTCTATTAGTACAAGGTATACATGGTATACGCTACAACAGTATGTTGAATGGTTTAGCGCCTCTAAGAGCTTTTGCTGGTAACACTATACTTACAGTAGGTAAGCCTGTTTCAGTACTGGCTGGTTCTGCGTTCAAAGCATTAACAGGTGATGCATCTGCTGCAGCTATAACTAAGAGAGCTTTATATACATATGGTGGTGTCATTGAGAACTTCCAACGTGCATTCAAACATATGGCGAGAGAGTGGAACTTTGCAGTAGCTAATCCAGAACAATCTATGATGCGTGGCCGTCATGATGTCAAGTTTGCTCCTAGTGATAACTTTGAAGTACTAGATAGCATGGCAGAAGGATGGCGTGCTAGAGGTAAGATTGGTGAATTAGCTTTACTTAACATGGCAAGGTTTACATCTTGGTATAATAATTTAAGTATTAATCGCTGGGGTATCAACGCACTGCATTCCATTGACGGGTTTACGAACTCCATGATGGCAAGCGGTATGGCAAGAGCCAAAGCTTATGATCAATTACTTGAAAGCACTAACGGTGTAATCAGACAAGGTGACTTTGATAAACTACAGAAGCAACTATACGATAACTCATTTGACAGAACTGGTTTGCTAACTGATGAAGCAGCAAAGCATGCTTCACAGGAGATAGCTCTTAACTTAGATAGCAAGGTAGTTAAAGATTTAGATAGGTTAATTGCTAGGGTACCTATCCTAAAACCGATATTCATGTTCCCTAGAACTGGTGTAAATGGGCTTAAGATGGCATGGTCATATAACCCATTAAGTGCTTTACCTGAAGCAATTGGTAAAGGTAATAGAGCATTCAGTGCTTCCTCACCGCAAGAAGTGTTAGAAGTACTACGCACACATGGCATCACTGATGTAAGTGATCCTACGGCTGCACTTAAATCCATTCAAGCAGAGTATCGTGGTCGTCAGATCATGGGATCTGCAGTTGTTATGGGTGCTAGTTTAATGGCAGTCAATGGAGACCTAACTGGTAATGGTCCGGTAAATGCTTCAGAGAAACGTAAGATGATGGCTATGGGATGGAAGCCTAATAGCATTAGATTAAATGGTGTATGGTATAGTTATAAGGGACTTGAACCTTATCAACAGATACTTTCACTAACAGCTGATGTTATTTGGAATGGACAACGAGCTGATTCAGCTTGGACAGAAGATGCACTTGGTAAGATTGCTCATTCACTAGTAATGAATGTGACTAATCAAACCTTCCTTAGTGGCATGGCTCCGCTTGCAGGCCTCATTGCTCGTGATGAACGTGTTGTCAACAAGTTTATTGCAGGTTGGACAGACCCATTAGTACCGTTCTATTGGTCAGGTTCACGTAGTATCTTAAATAATATCATTGCACCACAGCTAAAAGATGTTGAAAATGATGTAATGTCATTCCATAAGAACTATAGTAAGTTCCTATTCGCTGATAGTGACCAATTAATGGATCAACTTGATGTCTATACAGGACAACCTATCAACTACCATGAGCCTATGACAGCAGCTCTTAATGGTTTACTACCTTTCTTCAAGAGTAATGGTGGTACTGAACCATGGAGGCAGTGGTTGTTAGATACAGGTTGGAATAATCTTAATACATTGCGTGTTAATAGACTAACAGGGCACAAACTAACAGCTAGAGAACGTCATTTCGTCAACAATTGGGTAGCAAAACATGGTGGACTGCAGTTGCAAATAAAGAAACTAATGGCTGCAGATAAACGTGGTAACTATACTAAAAACTATGTAACCGCACGAGGTCAGAAAAGACAGAAAGAGTTCCCAATCAGTGACTCTTATATCCATAAAGAATTAGATAGACTACATACAGCTGCATTTAACGCAGCTTGGAGTGCTTTACAACTGGAGAATCAATCCTATGCTTCTCTAGATATATTAGAAAGAAATAAGCAAGGACTCTTAGAGAGAGGGTCTAATCAAGAAGCCGCCCGTGTTCAATCACAAATCGATGACTTATTGAAGTCAACCAGATAGCATTATGGCTACAACTGAAAATTTACATGCAGGAGATGGTACTCAAACCAATTTCTCCTTTACATTTCCATATCAAAAGCAGTCAGACATCGAAGTATATGTATTCGTTACTGATGACTGGGTCCCACAGACCATTACAACTGAATATAAATTTGCCGATGCTACACATATAGAGTTTCTCTCAGGATCAGTACCAGCTGAAATCGTTGCTGGTTCTGCTGAGGAGGCGTTATTAGGTGGTACACAGAATGTAAAGATTAAACGTAATACACCAACAGATAAACTAATCGCAACATTCTATCCAGGTTCAGCTATTAGATCAGCTGACCTAAATGATAATTTCACACAGAACTTATATGTAACAGAGGAAGCTGATGAAGCTTCTACTGTTACTAGTAAGACTGTTGAAGCCTTAGTTGGTGTTACAAACGATGAGGGTACTACATATGTAACTAAAGGTGATGGTGTAGGATCTAATCCTAAAGGTGTTAAGTATGCTGTAACTACAGCTGATGATGCATCAGAAGTGGCTGATCTAGCTAAAGACAGTG